GGTTGGTTAATTTGCCATTTATCACGAGTAAAATAGTTTTGAATTGAAGTGATACATGCTAAAATAACTTCGTTATTATTATATTCAGGTAAAACTATAATTTCAAAATTTACTCCTATATTAATAATATAAGCATCTCTAATCTCAATAGAATCTCCTATTACTCTATATTGGGAAAGGTAAGTGCGAAGATTATTCTTTAATGTATTAGAGGCATAATCATATTGACCAGCATCATTATATGATAAACAATATAAATTTAAAGTTTCAATTGTAGAAACTTGTTCATCAGTTAATTGAGGTTGTTGAATATACGCTTTAGATAATGAACCATATATTGAAGGCATACTTAAAGCTCTAACTAAATAATCATATGATGTCACTGATCTTTGTTGGGATGCTATCAGTGCTAGAGTATTTTGTCTAATTTGTTCTAGAGTATCACCTGCTGAACCGCCAGATGCAGCTTCTGGATTAGATACGGCTAAAGAAGAATTAATATAATTAGCAGTTGTTGGGTTTAATCCAATAGTATTAAAAACTACTGTGTTTTTATTTATAGTAGTTAATGTATTTGAAGGAACATTTGAGTTAACTCCTCCACCTGTTAAGTATCTAATAGTTAAAGTAGTATTAGAAGGTGCTATACCGTAAGTATTAGTATATAGAAAATTAGTAGGTGAATAAGCGGCTGTTAATTTATCTTGATAAAAAGGTAATCCTAATCCTACATTGTTAGGGTTAGGTGTTATTTCTTCATCATTATCTTGAGTTGTTCCTGCTCCAAATTGGATGATAAGAGTATTAAAAGATGTAAATCTAGTAGTAAATCTTCTTTGGATTTTTTCTAAACGAAGTAAATAAGGTACTTGATTATTACTTAATAAATTATTAGGATCATTAATATTAGTATTAACAACAGGTTTATAAATCATTTCTTGACCTAAATGGTCTACTTCATACCATACATTTCCATCTGAATCTATTATATCTAAGATGCTTATTAAATTAGGATTGTTTATTTCTATTGTTGAAAAATCTATAGGTTCATTAAATGTTTGTGTAATAGTACTTATAGTAGCTGATATAGCATTTCTTTGTTTTTTTAAGAGGAAATACTGCGGGATGCTTCCTGCTATTTGGTACACAGAAATTTCTGTAGGATCTTGAGAACTAGATATTGAGAAATCAATTTTATCTTGAGTTAAAAAAGAAATCCCATTTTGAGAAGTAACTGTTGAATTTTCTCTTACAGTTAAAGCATAATCATAATCAGGTATATATTCACTACCAGAAAGTTTAGAAGGTAATTGTTGATAGAAATCTAAAGTAACTTGAGCAACACCCGTAGCTTTTGGTTTATAACCAAACATATACGCTAGTTCATATATATTATTTGTTTGGCGAGCATATTGGATGAAATTTTCTTGAAATTGATTATCAAGATAAAAACTTAAAACATCACCTACATATGCTGCTTGTTCCATAAACAACATCCCAGGTGACGCTGGGGAGAAATCATTATATGTATTAGGGAAGTAAGTTTTAGTATATTCAATTAATCGTTGTCTAAAATCATTAAAGTCACGATTAATATATTTGATATCTCTTTTTATAGTTGCCATTATAGTTCTATTTCTATATTATCAGTGATGTTAGTATTTTTCACTGCGTATGTTAAGTCTATTTTTATAGTGTTTTCATCTTCAATAGAGGAAATTTCTAAAGATTTTACATCTACATTAGGGAAATAAAGAGTTATTTTATCTTTAACGTCTTGTAAAAGGAAATCTGTTTCTTGTTTAGTAATTTGTTCAAATATAAAAGCTCGTAGACCACCACCAAATGTTGGATTTAAATATCTTTCCCCAGGGTTAGTTAAGAAGAAATTTATCAAATTATTCTTTATAGCATCTTTAGTTAAATAATTTGATTGGAAAACAGCAGGAGCATTAAAAGGGATATTTACTCCTACTGCTTTACTAGCATTTAAATCAATTGGGTATATTTGTTGAGGATCAAAAGCCATTATTTATTGTTTAATAACCCCATAATTTGATTCATATCTACTTCTCCTACTCCTAAATTACCATTTATAGGATCACTTACTTGTGGTCTAAAAGGTTGAACATCATTTGATGTGAAACTTAAAGCAGTTTCTCCTAAAATATCAGCATATTTTGATCTCAAATCAACATTTGGAGTAAATGCAGGTTGAGAAGGTTGGATAGGGTTTGTTGTTGAAGAATATGATTCCCTAACCACTGTTTTAGGTGTTTTAACTGCTTCTAAAAGAATATCCTTTAATTCTTCTTGGATTACTTCTCTAACAGCTTCTTTAATTATTTTTTTAAATTCTACACTTTTCATATAATTATAAATATTTGGTTAATCAGCTTTTAAATCATTTTGTTGAATATAAAATACAAGTTCATCAATCAATATTTGATCAATAGATGAGAATGACCATTCTCCTTTTAACATAACAACTCCTTTTTTATTTCTTGCTATAGCTCTTCTACGTTTTAAAGTTTGAGTAGTAATTTCAGTCTCAACACCCATTTCAAATCCATTAGCATTAGTTACAACTGGTGATAACTGGTTAGATTGCTGTTGGGTTAAAGCTGTTAGTTCTGCTGAAATTTGGTTTTGATCTATATTTTCTCCTTGGGCACAGAATTGAGTTATAAGATCTAAGAAATTTAAAAATGAAAGGACTTGGGTTAATACTTCAACTAACAATCCTAATATAGTAGATAAAGCCCCACTTCCTTGTTTTAATTTTCCTATATTATTATTCAAAAATGTTTTAACATCTTGTACCGTGTTAATTACAGAAATAGGAATACCTACACCACCTATAGCAGTTGGGGTAGGTAGTACTTTTAATACTTGAAAAACAGTATCTATCGTTTGAATTGTAGTGTCAGTTACTTGAAGAGTTTGTGTTACTCCATTAATTGTATTAAGTACTTTATTTAATTGGTTTACTAATTTGTTTTTTAAAGCTATAATTTTTAATAAAGCATCTTGAAACGGACATACTATTTGTTGTTTAATATTATCGGTTAATTGCCCTCCATTGGCTTCAACTTCTGCTATTAATTCTTGAATTTTAGCTAACCCATATTGAGCTACCATATTTAAAATTAAAGGTATAACTAATTTTTTTAGTTCACTTATACTTAAATTAAGTTGTTTTTGGATATGGAATTCAAAAGTTAAATCTACAGTAGCATACTTTTCTACTTCAGCATCTTTAAAAGTTAAAAGTTCAGTTATTTCTTGTATTAAATTTGATTCTAAAGGTTGAAGAGTAATAATTCCTAAATCAGCTTTAACATCTTTTGTAGATGTATAAGGTGTTAATTTAAGAGGAGCAAATTTATTTTTTGAAATATTTATTTCAAATTTTTTAGGATCTAATCCAGTATTTAAAACATCAGGTACTTTTACTTCAAACTCTCCTTTAGCATTAGTTCTTGAAGGTTTTTTAAGTGGGCTTATTACTCTAGCTCCTTTTATAGGTTCGTTTGTAGTAGAATCTACTATAACACCTTTTACTGGTTTTAATTTAAGTTTTTTAGGTATTTCAGGTGGTTTAGGTAATTCAGTACTCCCCGAAATAGGTATTTGGGGAATAGTTATATCAGGGAGCTGTACTCCTAAAAAGCTAAGTATAGAAACAATATCAATCCCCTCAACATCTTTTTCATCCCCAGGGAAAAAGTTTTTTATACCTAAATCCCTTAATGAGGGAAATTGTTTGGTCCCATCACCAAATCCATGTCGTTGAACTTCTCTTTGTAAAACAATATTAACAGCATCTTCATTAAGATATTTCTTTCTTACTTCAGATTCATTATTAACCCAATAACTTTCATTTGTTTCAAAATTACGAAAATATTTTTTTTGAGTAATAAGTTTTCCTTCATAATATATGTCTGCTATAAGTCCCCCATCATAACCCCATTCTCTTATATTCCAAGAATAAGGCCCTTTATTAAAAGGAGGACGATCATCAAAACCATATTGAGGTGAATCACTCATTGTACTTTAGTTGTTAATGATTTTAGACTATTATCATTTAGTTGGGAAGTAATGTCATTTAATACTACTAAAACATTACCAGCAATAGCATTATATCCTGTTTGTAAATTTCCCCCAGGCCAATTTTTTTCAACTTCTAATATTGTAGCTAAATCTTTAACTGCTTTAGTTAATTGCTTTAATAATTCAATTGTAGTATCACCTTTCAAAACAGGTTCAGTAGCATTTTTAGATCCTAATTTTATATCATTTGAGCTAATACAAAAAGATTTAGTATCTATATTAGTACTTCCTGGTGTAGATATGCTAATAGATTTTTGGGCGCTTAATAGGATACTATCAGTTTTAGCATTAAGAACAATCCTATTAGAGTTAAGTGCTATTTGAGGTTGAGTGAATAAACTAGGCGCTATAGGAGGTGTAGTGTATGAATTATATAACTCACTAGCTACTTTAAAATCTTTTAAACGTTGAAATGAAGTTAAATAAATTGATGATAAATCATTTCTTATATCTTCAGTAATTGGTAACCATCCTTCAGATGAAGCTCTTAGGGATTGGCCATTTCGAATAATCATGATAGGATCACCATTACTTCCATTATCTGACCAGTTATTATTATAGGTGCTTTTAGATTTAGCTGTTGCTCCTAAACGTATACTTTGTCCATGTCTTCCTTCAAAAATAACGTCTCCAGCAAAAGATAATAATGGATGGATATTAGATTTTTCAATAAATGTATCTTGACTAGGATTTAAAGGACTATTTAATGAAATAGTAGTTTCATTATCAGGTACTCTTTTTTCAAATCCAGCGGCAACTTGTTGGTAACTTAAGTTTTGGGAAGGAGCTTGTTGAGGATTTAAAGGTGTTGGAAATGCATTATGATGAGGATGCTTCCAAGCATTTATTGAGTTTAAATAATAATACTCATTTTTATTATTTGTTGAGTTTACTACTGGTATAGGTAATTGGAAACAAATGATTATTTCATTTATTAAAGGATATGATTTAATTTGAGGTGTTATAGGACGAGCTATTTTTGTAGTACCTGTATTAGTATTATCAATTAAGCTGAAGAATAATGTTCCTATAGAATCCCATTCTCCAAATTGGCTAAATAAAGGGTGATTTTCATCTAATATTATATCTGTTACCCTTCCAGCTACATAAGTTAAATTCTTAGAAGAAGTACCTTTAGAATTAGTAGGTTGGAGATTTTGTATAGCCCCAGCAAGTCCTAGTTTATTAATCATCTTTAGAAGAATTAAAGTTTTTGACTTCAGCTAATAATTGAGCTTTTTCTTCTTCAGTCATTCCAAAATTACTATCATCAGAAGTTTCAGAGTTTAAAGCTCTTTGAACAATAGTAGCCATTTTAATAAGCTGCTCATCATTTTTAATACCTAACTCCATGTATTCCTTAATTAAAGGAACTATTAATGTAGCATCACCTATATCATTAATAAGTGGTTTAAGCTCACTTATAAGAGCAGATATTTGTTCTTCTTTCTTTTTTTGGTTTTGATATATCTCTTGAAATATATCTGAAAGTTTTTTCTTTCCGAATATGTTTTTGTCTAAACTACCCATAGGATATTTTGTTATAAATATTAAGTGGTAGTTTTTTTAAAAATCAATATAGTCATTTTCTAAATAGAAAACATAATGCTCCTTAAATATTTTTTGAAGTACCGTTACAATTTTAGTTATTTTAGGAGTTTTAACATCTATCATCTCATGTATGTAGATATAAAGAGCTTTTTTATTAAATAAATCTATATTGTCTCTTTTTCTAAAAATTTCTAACACAGCATCAGCTATCTGAGCATCATTTCCTTTAGGGAATATTTTATAAAGATTAAGCGATACATGATCTACATATGAATCTATAAAACTAGATAATCTATCTTTTTGAGGATTACTTTCAAGGACATAAGAATGTTTTTCATCATGAATTATATCCTCTACAGGGGACGAAGATATTTTTTTATTATAATTCTTATCATTATAAAGAATCAACCAACGTTTAACTATAGTACCAAAATATGAATACGCTTTGGCTCCATTGTGTGGGTTAAAAAGATGAATTTTAGAGAGCAAGAAGATAATAATCTCATGTTGAAGATGCTCCAAATTTTCTACTTCAGTATGATAGAACTTAAATGTATGAATTATATTTTGAGTTAATTTGAAGAAAGCATAATGTATTTCTTCCTCATATATCTTATTTCGCTCTATCACATCAGAAGTGCTATTGTATCTAACAATAGCATCTTCCGTTTCTTGAGTAAAATATCTTCTTTTTTCTCGTTTTTTTTTCATTCTTGCTTTATTCGAATTACTTTGAATTCATTTAATATATCTTGTATTTGTTGGACTGATTTAAAAAAGAAGCCTATCTCATCATCGGATTTAAAAGTTCCTTTATTATCAATTTCTTTAAGTTTTTGATCTGATGCTTCTACTACTCTAGATAGTCTATCTAAGTATGCGAGGTATTCCATTAAAACATCTTCTGCTTTTTCTTGTTTCCTCAAAAGGTTAAAAGTTGAAAACCCTAGAATTACAACTAATACCGACAATATACATATTACAACTACTAACATAATTACAAACTATTTAACATATTTTTTAAACTATCACTCTTAATTGAACTTAACGCTTTGGTTTTAGTTGGAGTTTTCTTTGGAGTGTCTTGTTGTGTCCCCAATGTAAAATTTCCTTTTTTACTATCCACGGATTTCTTACCTTCTTTTAACTTAGGTAGCCATTCACGTTCAAACTCAATACGTGACGCCATTAAATCGGCTTGATGTAGAATATAAGGTAAACTAGTTCTTGGTTTTTGTCCTGGGGTAAATGAGATAAAGTATTTTTTATTAGCTTCATCATACAAGCCATCATGAGTTTGGATAGCAATCATCTCATTAAATGTATATTGAATACCATGAGATTGAAGTAAATATAAGCCTCTATCTGGTACTGAAGCAAATGGTACACGCTCATTAAACATATAATCCTCTCCTAGTTTATCTCGGCGCCATTGATCTGTTTGAGGTAAATATGACTCTTCATCTTCTGAGCCTAGTTTACCTAAATCATGATTTAAAGCTGAGAATACTAATTCTTCAAAAGTAAAAGTAGATGTATCGCATCCTTCTTCATCCCATAATTCAGCTTGCTTAATAGCACATCTAATAACTCGTAAAACATGTTCTACATACCCTCCAGGGAAAGCATTATGATACTCTTTTTTATGTGATGCAGGCATCAACATTAAACGATCAGAATACTGTTCATAAAATTCTAATAATTTTTCTTTACGAGGAGATGAAATATGCTTATCAATGTAAGACATCAAGTCATCCCAATTTGCTTGGATTTGTTCTGCTGTTAGATTCATAACTTATTTGGTTTTTGATTAATTTTCTCTTTCAACAATATTTTGAAGATCATCTAATAACTCATGAAGTTGTTTCATAGCATCAGAAATTTCTTCTTTTGTTCCGGTGCCCATAGTCTGTCTTAAAACTCTAAGGCGTGCTTGTAAGGATTGAATCCTTCTCAAAGCTAATTCTTTATTTCTCATATGATTATTTATTATAACAGGGATGTTCATTACCCCACTTTCTACTAACTGTCTTTCTTTCTGTCTACTTTATGTCTTACTACTTGTCTTTCTTTTAACCCGTATAGCCAACATACGTAACTTAATCTTCAATAGCCAAGCAATTTTGAACAAAATCTTGAATCTTTTTTAAAAAGGCGCACTTTTCATATTCTTCTTGTTCTTCAAAATAATGCATACATAATTTAACAGCGGTTAAAAGGTTTTCATTAGACGCTATTTCTAAATCTTTTACCCATTGTCCATCATTCCAATCTACCTGGCTAATCCAAAACCATGCTCTATTGTACATCATAAACTCTCCAGCTAAATCAACTTGGATCATATCTAGGCTTTCATCAGCTTGGCTAAAGAAGTTTATAATAGACTTTTTAAAAAGTAAACCATTAAGGATAAGTCTTTCAAAAACCTTAATTTTATAAATAGGGCTTTCTTTAAAACTCTCTAAGTTCTTACTAAGCACCTCATCATCATCATCAGAGGTGGGGTTAAAGTAGTTAAAAAATTTATTTAAATCCATTATATTAAAATTAGTTTAAAGAACTTAATCTATATCTTATTTACTTGATTTCGCCATAAAATAGCCTATAACCCTACTCTAAATCCTAATATCCGTATATACGACCTAGTGTGCGTAGGTTTGTTGATAAATATTATAAGTACCTTTGTCCCAACAATGTAATGGCTGTTTTGGCTTCCTCCACGGATATTTGAAAAAACTCTCTATCGTTATTTATCCTATAACCTTTTAAATACCTATGAAGCTCAATTTCTAAAGCGTGTGCATTAAAGCATCTAAACGCATATACAACACTAAACTCCAAAGGCACGCCAGTTGATCGAGAAATTTGTTTAGCACGTTTATCCGGCGTCTTATCAGTAAATCCTATTTTAACTAAATTGGGCATTGTTTTATTTGTCAAAATGTAGATCCACGAGTCACCTTCACCTTCCCTATTTTGATACAGATCTTTTTTTCTAGCTGTATAATAAGTCACGTTATCCCATTCTGGGTCTTTTTCACTTGGTGTTAGGGTAAAGAATGCTGGTTCTGATCCTGTGAAGTCTTCTGATACTGGGATATAATTGTGTGCTTCGGATTCACTAATACGTTTCATACTAGTTTGGGTATTTTTCGTAATACTCCTTTTCCGTCATATAAATTGCTTCGTTAACTCGTTTTGTGAGTTCCTTAATGCTACGCTTTCTGGCGTTAACAAAAGTTAGAAACAAACTAGCTGAAATTATTAAGAACGAAATGATATCCATGTCTACAATTTCCATTATGGCTAGTATTGATTCTACTACACCTGTAAACATTAATGTGATGATTACGAAATCAATTACTCGGATTTCTTTTTCTAGCTGCTGTGCTTTTTCTTTATTACTCATGACCTTTATTTTTTAATTATTAATTTCTTTGAATATATGAAACCAATTTAGTATATACAAATATACTTGGTCAAAGGGTGAAATTTTTTTAAAGATCTCTTTTTGTGGTCTTTTGGGTTTTTATCTTTTTTGGTAATTCGGAAATGCATATGTGGTTGTGGTATATAATTATATATGAGTCGATGCGTAAAGGTTGTTTTCGAGTTATAAACTTATCACATTCCTGCCCACACACCCATATCCCGTATATTGACCGTAACGCGTACGGGGGAGATACGTACCTAGTACACACCATATATATACCATATACCATATGCGGCTAGACTACGAAAGTGGGTCCTCGCGAACCCACCTTTATTAGAAGTGCCAAAAACTAATATACCGTCACTTGATCATTAGTTGAAACCCACTCCAACTTTTCAGCCGTCTCAATTGCTCCAACGATATCAGATTTCAATACTGCCGCATCCAACAACGTCAATGTACTCGTGTCGTAACCCATTGCGTTTAAAAAATCCATTACTGCAATGAACTGATCAATTGCTGTTACCTCCTTTACTACTCTTAAATTCATATCTTTCATAACCGCTATTTTTAATTATACTTTAATATACGTAATTCAGTTTCAGAGTCTGTATCCCAACATATAGTTGACAATGTAACTATCTAAACTTGTTCCGCGACAAATGTCATACCCTGTTTCCGCCTTGTCGTTATCACGTTTCGCATACTCTTCTAACGCGATGTACACTTCAGGTATCAATATTTTCTTCCACCCTGACAACTGTTCTGCTTGAATTCTCACTCCGTCCACTACTGTAAAAACTTTTCTTTCCATAACCGTTTCTTTAAATATACTTTAATATACGTAACTGTCTTTAATCATTAGTGTCCTTAGCTAACTCTTCAAATTGTAATATCAACAACGGAATCAATCCGATTAAACCCCAATCGTTCCCGAACGCCAATAATATCGTTCCAAATACTCCTACTGTAATGCCAAATGTTCTCATAACCGTTTCTTTAAATATACTGAAATATACGTAATGTCATTTGCGACTTATACTCCTGTCTTCGCTCTCAACACTTCGTCCATCATGTCGATTAGGTCTCCTAGGTAGCCATTACGAGCTAAGTCATCTAAATCGTATGTCTGGTCTTCATAATACCCACCACAACAATCGCATCCGAAATCAATATACTCACCTAACACTACTGTTCCGTCTTCGAAATCAAAACCTCGCAACTCCAATTT